CAACACGAACATATCCAAGTCTTTTAAACCCAAGCAGGTGTAAAAGCTTCATGTGCATGTGATTCCTTGGATCGGCAATGTTGTGAAGGACATCAAAGGAGGTTTGTTGATCGACCCATTTTCTAGCCTCCTGTAAAAATTGTCGTGGGTAAGCGCGGACATCTGGTGTTGTCATCATCCAAATTGCTCCACAATGAGCATCTGTTCTGGATACTCCTGCTATCCCACAAATGTTATTGGTATTATTCCAAAAGGTAATGGCTGGATTAGAATGAAAAAAAGAAAGAGAGAGGGCCAGGAACATATCAGTAAATCCTAGACCCTCTATTTCTCTTTTGTCTGCCTCTTGGAGGTTGGTAGCCACATATTCTATGTCAGATAATGTGGTTGGTTGGATCAGCGGAATGGGCATACTTAGCCTCTAATTCCCTTATTGTTATAGGTACCTTCCCAATTTAAGGAAGTAAATGCTGTTGGGAATGGTGCATCAGCAACCAATGAAACAGAAACCTGTGTACCTTTTGCCATGACTGGAATCGTATTTTGTGCGTTACGAATCATGGGTACGGTGTTAGCTGGATAAAGGTTAGCAACTTCTTGAGGAAGCGTCAAGCTAAAATCAGCACGGTTATCAGCATTTACATGAACCTTAAATGGTCCAGACTCATAACTGTTTAAGTGAATACGATGAATCGTAGGAATGTTAAGTGTATCTTTACGGCCTTCATCTTGAATCACATAGAAAGCAGGCAGTTCGGCTTCCGCAGTATATTTGTATCCAAGAGCAAATCGCTTATTGGTTTGATCGCCATCAATCAAGACAAAATATCGCTGACCAACAGGAGCTGTTAGATCAACCTGCATTGGCAGTTCAAGGGCATTTCCTGGATCTTTTGGACTCAATGATACCACAACTGGTTGTTCAGATAGGTTTTCAAATCCATCCTTAAAACAAACCTTGGTTTCATCTGTTGCTGCCAAATAAACCCGAGTAGGTCGATAGTCAAATAAATCCAATCGCAAATCTACAAATTTATCTTCAAATTTAACAGCACCACCAGGACTTTCTGTTAAAAGATTGATATGACCAAGAACATACGCGTTATCCTGTTTGGTAACAAGATACACAAGATCATGATCAAATGACATAGATTCAACAATGCCAGGCGTCGTCCACTTAAACCAAGAAGACATCACCCTTGATTCAGCATTAAAATATCTAAACAAATAAATGTCGTTTGATTTTTGCGGAGTAGTTAAGGCAAACGTAGAAGCAGAACTAGAGCCATTAAGATACGAAATAGCATTTGGAACATAAGAAGGAATAGTTCTAGTTAGTTCAACTACTTCCGCCTTTTCTCCATTAACAGCCATTTCATATACGTTGGTGGCATTTTCACCTTGCTTTACAAAAACAATACTAGAGCCAGTATCAAATGGACTAACATCATCATCTTGCTCATATTGAGACAAGGTGTTAATCTCTGCTGATCTGCCAGAGAAAGCTTCAGTGGTGGTAGTTAAAATATATTGTGACTTTGAAGAAAATAGCAACAAGCCCCTTGCGGAAGGTAAAGCATATCGTAATTCGACAGGCCTCAACGATCCACAAGCAATATCAATGACATCATCTTCAACCGTTGTAATAATGGTAGACAAGAAAAAGTCAAAGTAATCCCCAGTTTGAGAGCAGATAACATTCTCACCTGATGTTAAAACAAGACGATTTCTAAAGAAAGAAATACCATGAATTGGACGCCCAACAAAGGTAGGTACTGGATTGGTTTCTTCATCACCAACTGTTCGGTATCGCCAATAATTTTTAATAACATTATCAGCAAAGGTTGTGAATGAATTGGTTGCACCAATAATAAAATTGTCCCCGTATTTATTGGTAACAGTTTCCCCAGAAACATAATTTTTACCTCCAAGATCAACCACAAGGGTATCCAAACAGTCAGGAATCTTTTCAGTAATGGTCATGCCATAAAAAGTACCAGCAGGCGTAGTGGTAGCGTTTCCATATTTAGAGTAAGTGTTAAAACCTACCGTATAAGGATGTTCCGTACCAAAACCAATAATCTTGTTATTTTCATAATAGGTGTATACATCTTGTCCCGGCAATCCCCTGGTAACTTTGATGTAATTAGAAGATGGGTAGGAATAGTTATTGGTATAAGTTACTGTTTTTGTTTTTGTGACACGCAACCGTAAACCAGTTCCAGAACCCCCGAAACAATAAAACCGTTGATTTATTTTATATCGTCCTTCAGTTTCACCTGCCCCAGTAACAGGACTTACAGTGGCATCTGCAACAATACCATTTGTTGTTAGGGTAACTGTTGCAGCATCAGCCGAAGCCTTGTCTAATACCCTAAACGTAAAACTTCCATTAGCCTCACGAATAATAGCATGAGGCATTGTGTTTTCATTAAGACGTTGGATAGTATTTGGAGCAATACACTCCAGCCATTTACCAGCCCCACTGGCACCGTTGTCCGATGTTTTAAATTGAACCCAATAATCATCAACTTTGGATTCAGGGTCTGCTTCAACCTTAATCTTTAAATTATTAAAGAACTGTTGAGGCAATTTGGAAATCAGAGGAACCGTACCCTTAAAGGCTTCAATGGCTGTACCAGTTTGACCACCTTCTGCTGACAAAGAAAAGTTAGCATCATTAGCACGCCTTACGTGAATAGTATTGCCAATAGCTTGAGCTACATAGTTAGCATTGCCGTTAATGGCTGTTACCAAACTACCCGTAATATCGGTTACGTTTAAAGCGGTACCTGCGGTTGTAGGAGTACTATAACTAAAGGTATTAGCATCCAGTTTAATCTTATACGTTGTTGAGTACGCCACCGTATTGATAATTGCAATACCAAACGGTGTAATACTAGCACTTTCTGTTCCTGCCTTTTCTTCAACAATTACTTTGCGATTAACCACAAAAGCGTAATCATTGATTTGAAACAGAACTAAATCGTCTGATGTTTTATGCGTAGCGTAGATGGTAGCAGAATTAGTTATTGCATTAACTGTTTGTTGGGTTCCTGTTTTAGCATCCCAAACACGCAAAGCACCTGCCTTGGAAAACTGAATAATATATTTTTCTCGTTCGTCGCGGAACATGGTAAACCACGTACCATTTGCAACTGCCCCCGTAAGCTTTGCTATTCCTTCGATTCCAGGACGTTTTGCCAAGCCAAAAGTTAGATCGGGGTAGTAGTTAGTACAAGAACGGAACTGATTTGAAAATTTCAGGGTATCTGGTTGTTGAGATACACCACCGATCAAATTAGGAAGCTTTTGAGAGATTGCAGACATTACCGGGCAATCGTGCGAAAGGGCGTATAAGAGATGTAAAAGTTTTGTCCAGTCTCAATACCAAACACATTTACATCAGATGTGCTGGTATCATAAGCAAGACAGTTTGCACGTAGAATGGTTTCGTCTTGAGCGTTAAATTTATACATCAACTCAGAACCTACCACACTACCAGCAAAAACTCTGGCTGCTCGCTGGGTAATATAATCTTGGAATACCTGGGCAAGATCTTCGAAATCAAAAAGCCAAACAACATCACACAACACAGGAGAACCCTGAGGAAATACGAAGGTATGTTTGATTTTATCGTAGAGCTTACCATCCCTCAATACGGTCTGGTATTTTTGCACATTCGAGATTTTATTATCAGACAGTTGCAAAACGGTTGCAGGTACATAAATAAACCCGCTTGCATCTGGAGTAAAGGGATAGTTGATTTCACTATTAAAATGCCAACCTTCCCCTTGAACTTCTCTATTAACTGATTCTAAAATCGACAGAGCCAGGGAGATTTCAGGGTTTGCGGTATCAAGAGACACCACGGGTGCCTGTCCGATACCAGCCAGCATTTGATTGACAGCTTCGAGTTTCGTAGTCATCTGTTTCGGACAGGCCGTAATTAAAGAAAAAGGGGCTAGCTTTTAATAGACTAACCCCATATTAAAGCCTAAATTAAATCAGGCAACGTTGCGGAAAGCACCGGCACAGGAGACACGCACAGGGGCGGCACCATAGGCCAGACGGCCCACGATCACATCACCCTGGTAGATCACCTGGGTGTCAGCACCGGTGGTTTGCACCTGAGGACCGATGGCCTCCACAACACCAGCAGCATCACGATGGAAGATCAGGCCGCAAGCATTGGTGAAGTCAGCAGCCACACCATAGTTGTTGTTCTCACCAGTCACAGCAGTCGCGTCAATAGCGGTACCGGCAGCAGAGCCGTACTTGCCAAGGAAGGGGATGTTGTTGGACTTGTAGATTTTGATACCAGCGATCTCATAGAGACCTTCGCCGCTGTTCAGGCTACCACCGGCAGCACCGTACTCGCGGTTCAGGATGTTGGTATCCACCTGGCTGATCAGAGCATAGTACTGACGCGGGGCCAGCACGGCCACACGGCCATCCTTAGGAGCAGCGATTTCGTCCAGACGGGCAGCGGCTTCAAAGAAACCATCCACCAGAGCCTGAGCATCATATTCCTTGTTGGCGCCGAGGTTCACACGGAAGCCACCAGGCTCGCCGGTCACAGCAGCAGTCAGACCCGAGGCACGATCCAGCACGCGGAAGATACGGCGGTCATAGAACTCAGCCAGAGCCTGACCGATCTGACGGGCGATGGGGCCACGGATGTCATACTGGGCGAGGGTTTCGTCCAGGTCATACACGAACGCAGAGGCAACCAGCAGGTCGTCCATTGCGATGGTGGTTTCGGCCACAGGAGGGTTGCCACTACCCAGGATAGCAGTACCGGGGGTGTGGAAACCAGCCTGAATACGACCGGTATGAATGAATTGTGCTTCCTTGCCGTTACGCAGGGTGCGGTTCATCACCAGACCCTTAGCAATGGTAGCATTACGGAAGGCCTCATAGACCTCACCGGTGAAGAGCTTCAGAAACAGAGCCTTCTTATCGCCAGCTTTATTAGACTGGCCAAGTTGAGTAAGAGTTGCAGTCACAGTTTTTAAGGGGAATGAAGAATGTGAAACTTAATTCCCAAAGATCTTTGAGAGAGATTATTTAATTTTATTTGGGGATTTATCCTTTCCTGGGGTATCCGCCGCAGCGGGCCCATTCCAGTCATGACTGGGTTTTTAACGAGGTTGTCCCATCCTCAATAGGGAGTAGTAAGAATTGCACTCACCTCTTCCAGGCTATTTGCCTGGCGCTATCTTAGCCTCCCTGTTTTATTAGATCAGATCGCCGCTTGCGGCAAGCCTTTCTTCAATGTCAATCCGATAAGCCGGATCGTTGCGGTACCGAGGATCGGAAATAGCACGAGCCAATTCGGCTTGTGAACGGAATCCTTTGACAGTATTTTTAACAGCCTTACCCGATACGGGTTTTCCTTCAAATCCCACGGCGTCACGATAGCGTTGGTTAAGAGCTTGAACAGCAAAGAACACTGCGTCTTTGTTTCCGCTGTTGACCACGTTGTCGTAGGCAGCAACTTCTTCAGGGCTAAGGTTTTCAGCAGCCCAGGCAAGGGTTTCTGCATAAGCCTTGTCCCCACCAACCGATTTCACAATCTCTTGTGCATCGTTATCTGAGAGGGGCCTAGCAGCCACAGGAGGGGCGTTCTTTTGAAGTTCAAGGTAAGCCTCGACAAGTTTCTCGGAAGGCATTTCCTTGAGCTTCTGGACGGTCTCAGGGCTCAGTTTATTGTCATTGGAGTAATACTCTTCAGACGCTTTGAGGATGGTTTGAACTTCCTCGGATTGTTCCTCTGATTCCGCCTCTTCTGCCTCTACCTCTTTACCTTCTTCTGAGGTAGAATCACCTTGATCTTGAGTGGTTTCTTCTTTCTGTCCAAGTTTCTTTTCCAGCTCTTTGTAAGCCTTTTCAAGATCCTCAGCAGATTTAAACTTGCCAGCATAACGAAGCTCGGCTTCTGCCTCCTCTCGTGCTTGGGAATATTTACGCTGATCACGCGCCTCCTCTTCATCTTGGAGCTTTTGTCCAAGTTCAAGCAAACGTGCTTCTTCAGCTTGACGGCTCTCAATTACATCGAGATCGTCTGTGGAATCGAAAGTAATTTCAGGCATTGGTGATTAGTGGATAACAAGGGTAACGCCGCCCAGGCCAGGAACAACAACACGAGGAGTGTTGCTACCATTTTCAACTGGACGAGCCGTGTTTGCTCGAACAGCCGGTTTGCCTGCTGGTTTTTTCTTAAGAGTCAACTCAGTAGGTTGAGCTTCAACAATTTCAAAATCAGCGGGGTTGAGTTTGCTGAGGTTGTCCAGTGAGGAGTCCTGGATTTTGCTGGACGTTTGTGATGAAGTTTCGGATGCCATCTAGTGCTTCTGGATTCTTACTTGGATCAAGCATAGGAGCCTTGGCTATATCAGATGCCTGATTAACCATGTTCTGACTCATCATCTGTGCTTGCATTTGTTGCATCTCAGCATTGCGTTCTTGAGCAGTCTTGACAAGATTAAGAGTGTCAATACCTTGAGCAGCAGCAAGACGTTTGATCGCTTCTTCTGGATTGATGAACTTAACCATATTCTCCGGTCCAAGAGACTGAGAAATAGTTTGAAGGAAGATCATCAAAGATTCACGATCTTGACCACGCCCAATGCCTTCAATGCCCGCAACAACGGTAGGGAAGACAACGCCCTTAGGAAGTTTGGGAACTTCACCAGCGCGTTGAAGAACAAACAGTTTACGTTGAAGATAGGGACGCAGCAGCTCAGACGTAAGGGTACCATAGATACCACCTAGTTGTTCGTTGAGTTCCTGTTGGGTAGCCCGGATCTCTTCTGCGGTTGTACGTTCTGATTGACGAACAGTCAAGATAAGGAAAGCCTCACTTAATCGTTGCGTCAGTTGGGTAACCATGTTCATCGCAGTGGAGAAATCAGCAGACTTCTGTGCTTGAACAACTGTTACATCTTCGGCACGTCCTTGAAGGATAGCACCATTGCCAGCCTTTGCCAAGACGGAAGGCTTCACAGTAGCCGAAGGACTAACAAGGAAGACCACTTTGGCGGCAGCAGCAGAACCTTCTACCATGGCTTGCATCAGCCCCTCAAGGGACTTCAGATCACCAACGTATTCTTCAATACGACCACGGCCATAATCTTCACCATCAACAACGTTAAAGCGAAGAGGAAGCCAAGGGGTAGTAGTCTTAGGAGATTTGCCTTGAGTTTCCTCCAGAATTTCTCCATCAACTTCTTGACGCCAACGCCACTGCCCATCCTTGAGCTTAGCCCAAGTATAAACAGCAACTTCATCTTCACCAACCATCACATCAACGGCTGGAGTAGAAGTGTTGTCATCAACGCGATTAACCGTTTCTTTTTTCTTTTGAAATTGTTCGGGAAGGAATTGACGGTTAATGGATTCAACAGTAACGATCTCTGTGGGATTACCCTCTCCATCTCTGACGACCACAAAACGGTCAAGAGGATAAAGTTTTAGCCCACTCGAACCCATGTAAAGCAGGACATTACCTGTTACAATCAGATGCTTCATTACCTGGTGAAGGATAACACGATCCTGTGATTCGGCAATGTTTTGCATAACTACCCGCTCCATTTTGGAGAGGCTCAAATCAATTTCAGATTTGATTGTAGCATCTAGATTTGGATCCGAGGCGAGTTTGCCGTCGTTGATCTGAAGCTTAAAGAACGTAGCCGTTACAGGAAACAGACTAAGCATAAGCTTCGAGGCCATGACGTTTACGCCTTTGGCCCCGATAGACTGCCAAGGAGTTGTGAGTTTTTGCCCATTTACAACACCAGTAGGAGTTAGCAAATGAGGAATACTTAAAGCTGCACAGTCCCTGGCCGTATCGAGGAAGATCGTCCGGTCACTGGCTAGCCTTGCATAGCGAGCAGCAGCAGACGAATTTTCCATGGATTACTTACCAATGTTAAGATTGACTTTACCGGAGGGTTGACCGCCACCAATAGACAACGGAATAGAAAGAGACGAAGTACCCATACGTCCTCGCCTACGGGCCTCTGCTCGGTCACCAGTCTTTACCGTTGTGGGGGTTTGAGGGGTGGTAGGAACCGGAGGCGGAGGTGGCGCTTCAGGCATCGGTGGAGGAGGCGGTGGCGGTTTGGGATTAAAAATACACATGGCATTAGTTAATTTTCGACTTAAGGTGTCGAATGATTTCAACGCATCCAGACATTCTTCCAGATTCCCATTGAGTCATCTCATGGTCTGGATATTGATCTGGATACATTTTATCAAGCTCTTCAACAAGCTTAATAAGATCAACCTTTCCTCCAATCACATGTGTCAGGGGAAGAGTTTCACTTTCGATATAGGCGTTAGCCATATTGTGGAAGATCGGTATTTGCTGCCTCAAAGAAGGCAGGCATACGAGCACGTTGAGTATCTTTTAAACCAGGGGCTTTACCACGATTATAAAGAGAATCGGATTGACTAAGCCAGAAGTCCTTATCAAGATACTTATTTGTGGAAGAGTTAAGCCCATCCACTACCCATCCCACAGTCGCTCGACGTAAGCGATTGAGGCTTGGTGTGGACTTGAGGCCCAACTCTGAGCAGACCATTGAGTGGATTGCGACGTGGGTTTGTTCGTCGCGGCTGATGTCTGCTGCTGTGGTTCGGATTCCGATGTCTCCGTTGAATCGAAAGAAAGGGAGAATAACAAAAAAGACACTGCGCTCCAGGATAGCTGCTTTGAGTATCGGATGCTCAGGCGCGTCAAGCCATGCCCTAAGGATGTGCTTGGCTTCGTCTTCATGCTTTGGGTCGGCAGCATGAGCATCAATCACATAATTCAATGCCAGGTCATGGTTCTCTTCATCCTTTTGATTTGAAAGGAGAGCCTCACGCACGCCAGGTGTTTGGGGCAGATCCTTATCAAGTGCTTGTTGAAGAAACTCACGCACAGGCAGTTCAAGGTGGCGAAGGCCAAGGGCGCGTTTAAGCGAATCCTCAGCCCCTTCTACCACCTGTCCCTTTTGTACCGCCACAGGGGTCCATTTGCGTTTGCGGCTGATAACTTGATCGTATGGCGACAGGGTTGGGCTCATTCTCCGCAGGGAATACAGGGTTCGTTTTCGGGTTTAACGGTGGGACAGCCGCAATCAGGATCTACCTCATCCTCAAACCCAAAGAGATCACGAAAGTCCTCGTCAAGAGCGGCGAGGGCGTCATCTTTGGCTTGAGTATCAGGCATCACCTGGAGGGAATAATAGAGACTCGTCTGAGGGGAATAGATCCACTCATAGATAAAGTCTCGGTTATAGGTAACAACGTCTGACCAACTGTTGAAGCTGTATCCGTGGAAGAGAAGCGTGCTTTGGAAGAGGCGAACAATACCGTCCACAACTTCCTTGTAAGCATCCCAACCTACTTCAGCTGCAATCTCGATATTCGGCGGGTAGTCATAAGACTGGACTCCAAAAGTCCCACTATCCCTATCGACGTGACGAGAGATAGGAGGGGCCAACTCTGGGGCAGTAGTATAGCCACGAAGATCGACGTTGTTATAAGAGCAGGAAGCCGTAGGTGCAATGGCAAAGGCACGGTCCATTTTAGCGACCCGAGCAATTTGCGCTGCAATCTCAATGGCTTTTGCAAGTTCAGATACAAGGAGGTAAGCCGGAGTATGCTCCGGTTGATGAGTATGGAATTTGGTAAGGGCGTTTCCAAACTCTTTATATGTTACGCCGTGCTGGCAAAGGAAGTTAGCCAGACCAAGAACACCAAGGCCAACCTGACGGTCAGTCTCAGGGGAAAGGTACTCACCAGTTTCTCCAACGCCAGTCTTGCCGTGGAGTTCGATGAGGGTACTCATGCCTTCAAAAAATGCAGGAACCAAGTCCTCAATACCGCAAGCTCCGAGATTGATATGCTGAAGAAGGCAGGTACCACGACTAGGTAGATACACCTCCAGACAAACGTTACCAAGGATACGATTGCCTTCAGCGTCATAACGGATCTTGTTTAGCCAGATGTCACCCTTTTTGATACCACCAATCGTGGCATCAATCAGTTCATCAGAGGCATACTTGAGGAAGTTCTCATCAATATTTAAGCATCGCTTAACCCAAGCGAGGTCGGCTCGGGAAGCAGTAACAAATTCAATGGCATCAGGATGGGTATAGTCTAGGTGACAGACTACTGCCCCGTTTTTGTAGATACCACCTCGGCGGAGGGTTTCATTCAGCGCCGAGTAGATTCGGGCAAAGGAGACAGGGCCGGATGCTGTAAGACCCTTTCCATTCTCTGCCCCTCTAGGACGAAGCTTAGTGAGATGAACAGCAACGCCAGCTCCGTTACGAAGAGCGTGCGAAACAAAGCGCCATGAGGCTTCAATGCCTTCAGGCCCCTCCATCGTGTCATCCACTTGGAAGACCGTACAGCTGACCGGTAGGCGAGATTCGGGGTTGTCAATCCAGTTTTGAACACGGCCAGTTCGTGCAATCTTTTGAGGGGACATTGGTTTAGAGAAGGTCGTCAAGAACAGGGGGTTGGTAGTTAGGGCCTTTGAGAACTTTACCGTCTTCACGGCGGAGAGGTTTCCCATCGACAAGTTTGCTCATGTTGGATTCAAAGACACGGTTCATCGCCATGTCCAGGTTCCAGCCACGAGCAGCCGCATATTGGTAGCAGACAAACACCAGATCAGCCAATTCCTTAAGCTGCTCGATTCGGTTTTCTTCTACTTGATCTAGAGTGGTGAACTCAGAATCAAACGCATTACAGAACTCAATGTATTCCTCAGTAATAAGGTTTGCTTGTAGTTCGTGAACGTTCTCATTAGTGGTGTTGATTGGTTGTTCCATCGCCTCGCGGAAGGTGATGGCCTGTTGGAGCAGCGATGACATGGAATCAGCGATTACGGGATTCGGAAATAGCCTTGATCTTACGCTCGACGTAAGCCTTTACCTTGAGCCAATCATCCATTTCGGTTTCATGGTCTTTGTGTCCAGCACGACAAACGTACTTTACCACATTGCCGGAAAGGTAGTCAAGCTTTTGATCAACGATAAAATCCCAAACCTCAATCGTCCCTCTCTTGTAATGAGTTGGGCTGTACTTGGTCACGGAATAACTCTGCGTAGTCGGGGTTGTCAATAATACTTTTGAGTCTACGGTTTGCCAAAAATCGTCCCAGGGCATCATTTCTGAATGATCGTCTATCGAGCCACAGTTGCGTTCCAAGAACGATTTGATGTCTTCGTAATTGAAACCAGACTGGTATGGCACGGAAGATGATGTCGATGAGGTGGAATACGTTGCGGTCCAAGACATAAACAATAGCCAGAACTAAGCTGATGTCAAGTCCAAGGAGGATGGGGGTGGGTTCCATAGAATAGGCTCCTTTGTGGTAGAGTTATACTCACCAGGCCGGAGAATCCGTGCGAGACGAGCGTTGCGGATAGCATCATCAAGCGTTAAGCCTGACAGCGCATAGGAGGTCAATATAGCCTGCCATGGATCCTCAAACTTAGCGAGTATCTTTTGAGCGCCTTTGGCACCAATGCCCGGCACTCCTTTGTAACCATCCACTGGGTCGCCCGTAAGGCATTGCGTCCAAAACCAGTAGTCGGCTTCTTCAGGTGTAATAAACTTCAGCTCATCTCCATTGAAGAGATTACAGCTGATCTGTTTCATGTCCTTGTCAGGAGAAATAAGAATAAAATCGCTAGGATCGAGATGACATTCCAGACCCAGTGCATCGTCCGCTTCGATGTTTTCATAGC